AGGAGCCCGCTCGCCCTAAATCCCCCTCCCCCAGGCACAGGGAGGGCCACCGATGACTACGGAGGGTGACCATCCTCGTTCAGGGGTGGTCGAAATGCTGCCCGAATAGGGAGACGATGAGCACCATGAACGACCTGGTTACCTTCCTGCGGGCCCGGCTGGACGAGGACGAGGCGGCGGCGAAGGAAGCGGCGTCCCGGCCGGGCGGTGGTGCCTGGGGCGGCCCGGACGACGGGACCAGGCATACCGCCGTTGGCAGGCATATCGCCCGTCACGACCCGGCCCGCGTGCTCCGTCGCCAGGTCCCGGCCATGCGGGCGATCCTGGGGCTACATGTTCCGCTGGAGGATTCCGGCGAGCCGCCGCAATGCGTCATCTGCCTGGAATACGTGCCCTGCCGGACGCTGCGCTACCTCGCCGCCGTCTACAGCGACCACCCGGACTACCGGCCCGGCTGGGCGCCCTAGCCGACGATCCGGATGCTGGCCCGCCGTGGCGCCGGCATCGTCAGCGCGATCCCGACAGCCCCGGCCGCCGCGTAGGCCGCGTCCACATGCCCCAGCTGCGCCGTGTGCTCGCCGCCTTTGCGGGTGAACCGCCACCCGTCCCCGCTGGGCAGCTTTGAGGCGTACTGGACGTGGGCGTTGAGCAGGTCCTGGTCGGCGTGGACGATCCGCCGCCCGCGGGTGAGGTCGGCGAGGCCCTGGCAGACCTCGGCGACCTTCATCCCGGTGATCGACCCGTCCTCGGCGATCTCGGTGGGCTCCCGCCGCCCGGGCCGCTTGTTGACGCGGAGCGCCAGGGCGCGGACGACGGGGCCGAGGGCGGCGGCGGGGCCGGTGGGGAACCATCCGAACGCGGCGGGCTTGATCTTCTCCAGCCAGCTGGCGAGTTCGCCGCGGGCGGTGTCGCTGTTGTTCCATGACCAGGCGATTTCGACGCGGGGGCGCCCGTCGGCCTGCACGGCGGCGACGGCCAGGGTCGCGTGCCGGCCGTCGGGGGACATGTCGAAGCAGGCGGCGATGCGGCCGCGGTAGGCGTCCATGGTGCCGGATGCGTCGGCGCAGGCTTTCCAGGCGGCGAGGTCTATGGCGCCGTCGAGCTGGTCGACCTTCTGGCAGAGGACTTCGGTGCGGAACACGTTGGGGGGGTCGGTGGCGAGGGCGGAGCGGATGGCGGCGACGTTGATGGTGTGGCCGAGGCCGGGGTTGGCGGCCTGCCAGGCGCGGGGGTCGTCGAGGTCGCATCCGTCTTCGGCGGACCACTCGAACAGGCCGATGCTGCCGCCGGGGTCGCCTAGGGCGGCTTCGCGGAGCTGGTTGAGGACTACGGATTCGTCGTCGCCTGCGTTGGACATGGCCCAGGTCTGGGCGTTGCCGCGGGCCATGGTGGTTTTGGACAGGGCGCCCCAGGCGTCCCAGGACCGCTGCTCGCGCAGTTCGTCAATGTTGAGCTCGTCGATCGAGAGGCCGCGGCCTGCGCGCCGGTTGGAGGCGGCGATCTTGTACCGGCCGCCGGTGGCGAGTTTGAACCATTCGTCGCCGTTGACGCGCCTGACCTGGTCGAGTTCGGCGGACAGGTCGGCGCTGGCCTGGATGGTGTCGAGGGCCATCTGCCATTGCTCGCGGGCGAGGCTGACGTCCTGGGCGACGCCGAGGACGAGGCGTGCGCCGTCGATGTAGAGCCGCCAGAGGCTGACGGTGCGTTTCAGGCTGGACTTGCCGTTCTGCCTGGCCACGAGGATGAGGACGGTGCGGAAGCGGTAGTTGCCGTCGGGGAGGGTTTCGAGGGCGTGGATGGCTGCCCACCGCTGCCAGGGCAGGAGCGGTTCACCGATGATGTCGGCGAAGTCGCACACCGAGTACCCGCGGGATGTGCGGCGGTTGAGGGGCCGTAGCGGCGGGGTCCAGAGCCGCGGGGTGGCTGAGCCGGTGAGTTTACGCACGGCGCGCGTCACACTTCTCTGGGTCATGCCAGTCTGGCTTGTGGTTTGGCCGGTGCCAGTTCCAGCAGTGCTCTGGGCCGATCTCGCAATCGTCGTCGCAAGGCATCGGGCACTCGTTACTTGGCGGCGCGGAGTTTCGCGAGGCCGGTCGGCTTGGCATCGGCGGGCTTGGCTCCCTTCGTGAGCCGTGCGACGGCCGCCGGGGTGGCTCCCAGCTCGGCGAGGCAGTCCAGGAGCAGCGGGGCGATCCACCGCATGGCCCACGCCTCGTCTTTGGCCTGGTCGATGACCTGGGCGTACCGCTGGGCGAGTTTCTTCGCCGCGGCGTGCTCCGGGCCGAGGTCGAGCTGGGTGAGGGTTTCGGCGACGGCCGGCCAGATCAGTTCACTCGCGTCGCGGACCGTCACAGCGCCTCCAAACAGGAAGATTTCCTGTGTCGTGGTGTTCTAGCGAAAGAATTTACTGTCTGGGCGCTACGATTCGCCCGTGACCTCACCGTGCAGGCGTGGCTGACGTGGCTACTGCGGCGTTTCCGCGTGGCCGCCGCTCGCTGATCGGCCGTCTCGCCGCCGCCGCCGGTGACGGCCGGGCCCGCAAGGCCGCGGCCGCCGTCGTGGCCGCCGCCCGGGAGCACCTGCCGACCCTCGCCGCGTTCGCCGCGGTGGACTACGGCGCGTTCCAGGCCGCCGCGGCGGCCGGCTGGATCGTGACCGGGGTGACGGTGCTGCTGCTGGACTGGAAGGTCCGCGGATGAGCGTGGAACTGCCCGACGTCGCGAAGATCGAGCGCCTCAGCCTCCGCCCCGGTGACCGGCTCGTCCTGTCGTTTGACTACCAGTTGTTCGATGACGAGTTCGCCGCCCTGACCAAGTATGTGCGCGGCTGGGGCCTGCCTGAAGGCAGCGTCCTGATCATCGACAACGGAGCGCGCCTGCAGGTGCTTGAGGCGGAGCCCCGGCCATGAGCGTCCTGCGGACCCTGTTCGGGCCGGGGACCTGGGGGGCGGGCGGGAACCTGGTCGCCTGGGTGCTGTGCGGCGGTCTGGGTTTCGGCTGGCTGCACGCGAAGGAGCAGGCCCGCCACCTGGCGCGGATGCTGCAGGCCGAGCAGCATCACGAGGCGCTGCAGGCGCAGGCCGCGGCCCATCATGAGGCGCTGGCAGTGCAGGCCGCCGAGCATCACGCGGAACTGAAGGCCCAGGCGGCCGAGCATCACGAGGCGCTGAAAGCCCACGTGACCGCGGTCGTGCCCAAGCCTGCCGCCCGCAAGCCGCGGGGGATGTGATGGGCAGCCTGGTGTGGCGGGTCGCGATGCGGCTGCACCTTCACGCGCTGCTCTACCGGCTGACGACCCGCAGGGGCGACTGATGGGCAGCCTGATCGGGAAGGCGCTGGCCGGGCCGCGGAACTCCACGCCAGTCCCGCTGGGGTCCGGCGGCGGCCTGTACCAGCTCCCGGGCCTGGCGATGGGCTCGACGCCGGACGAGGCGCTGATGCGCTCCTACGGCACGAACGGCACCGTCAACGCGAACGTCAGCCTGCTGGCCTCCTCGACCGCGGGGCCGGAGTGGAAGCTGTTCAAGGCGGCGCCGCAGGACGGCCGCCGCCGCTACACCACGTCCGACCAGGGCAGCGACCAGCGTGTCGAGGTGATGCGGCATCAGGCGCTGGACGTGCTGAACAAGCCCGCGGCGATGATGATCGACGGCCACGACGTGTCGTTCTGGACCCGCTCGTCACTGTTTGAGATCTCCCAGATCTGGATGGAGACGACGGGCAAGTCCCACTGGATCGTGGACTACGACCCGCGGGCGAACTTCCCCGCCGGGCTGTGGCCGGTGCGGCCGGACCGGGTGACGCCGGTCCCGGACAAGGAAAAGTACCTGGCCGGGTGGGTTTACACGGCGCCGGACGGGCGGGAGAAGATCCCGCTGATGCCGTGGGAAGTGATCTTCAACCGCTACCCGGATCCGCTGGACGCCTATGGCGGTGTCGGCCCGATCGGGTCGGTGCTGACCGACATCGACGCCGCCCAGTACGCGGCGGAGTACAACCGGAACTACTTCCTCAACTCGGCCGAGCCGGGCGGCGTGCTGCAGGCTGACCACGAGCTGGACGACGACGAGTACAACAAGCTGACGAACCGCTGGCGCGAGTCACACAAGGGCGTCAGCCGGGCACACCGGATCGCGCTGCTTGAGGCGGGCGTCACCTGGGTCCAGACACACGTGTCGATGAAAGACATGGACTTCGGCGGACTGCGCCTGAGCAGCAGAGACATCATCCGTGAAGCCCTTGGAATGCATAAAGTAATGACGGGCGTAACGGACGATGTAAATCGCGCGAATGCGCAAACTGGCGAAGAAGTATTTGCTTCGTGGAAGATTAAGCCGCGCCTCGATAGATGGCGTGACGTGCTCAACTTCCAGTTCCTGCCGCTGTTCGGGGCGGCGGCCACGGGTGTCGAGTTCGACTACGTGTACCCGATGCCGCAGAACCGTGAGCAGGACAACGCGGAGCTGACGGCGAAAACCTCGGCGGCCCTGGTGCTGGTGCAGGCGGGATATGAGCCGCACGCGGTGCTCGAGGTGGTCGGCCTGCCGGACATGGAAGTGGTCGAGAAGGCGTCACAGGAGCCCGCGCTGCCGCCCGGCTGGGTGCCGGGCGCTCCGGCTCCCGCGGCGGACCCGGGTGCGGGCGGGGACGCGGCCGGGGGCCAGGACGGGGACAGCGTGGACGCCCGGGTGGCGGCGCTGCTGTCACGGGTCCGCGGCCGTGAGCTGGCCGCCTGGAATGCGGGGAGCCGCCGATGACTACCGCCAGGTTCCGCCGGCCGGACGGCCGTGAGGGCAGCTACGGCCAGTGGGCGGCCGAGGTGTCCGCGAAGTGGAACACCCTCTCGGCGTCGGAGCAGGCCGCGTCCCGGTCGGGTGCGGCTGAGCGGCTGGCGACGCAGATCAAGGCGCAGGCCGGTGACGGGCCGACCCTGATGCACCTGTACGACGAGATCGGCTGGTTTGGCGTGTGGGCCGCCGATGTCGTGGATGCGCTGGCCAGCATCAAGGGCAGCGTCGAGGTCCACCTGAACAGCCCCGGCGGCGACGTGTTCGACGGGCTGGCGATCTACGCGGCGCTGAAGGCGCATCCGGGCCCGGTCGGGATGGTCGTGGACGGCCTGGCCGCGTCGGCCGCCTCGTTCATCGCCATGGCGGCGTCCCCGGGCAAGCTGGAGATGACGCCCAACGGCACGATGATGATCCACGACGCGTGGGGCATGGCGATGGGCAACGCCGCCGACATGGCCGAGATGGCGGACCTGCTGGAATCCAGCAGCGACAACATCGCCAGCATCTACGCCGAGCGTACGGGCCTGTCCACGGCGGAGTGCCGGGACCTGATGAAGGCCGAGACGTGGGCGGTGGGCCAGAAGGCCGTCGATCTGCGGCTGGCCGACTCGGTCCGCAAGCCCCCCGCCGCGTCGCCCGTGCCGGTGGCCGCGTCGGCGATCCCGTGGCAGGTGACCATCACCACCACGAACGGCCCCGAAATCCACGCCGCGGCCCCAGGCGGCCCCGGCGACGGCAGCACCACCAGCGACCACGCGGGACTGCCCGCGTGGCTGAACGCCTAGGAGGCGGAAGGAATGGCGAAGGTGAAGAATCCCACCTCCCCGGCGGAGCTGGAGGAGGCACTGGGCGACAAGGCGGCCATGAAGGACGTGTGGTCGGACCCGGATGAGCTGAAGGCGTTCATCCAGGGCTACGCGGAGGAGTTCTCGAAGCGGGACAAGGGCGATGTGCAGGCCCAGATTCAGGCCCAGGTCGCCGCGCAGCTGGACGAGCGGGTGCAGGGCGAGGTGGCCAAGTACCTGAAGGAGCACCCGTCCGAGCCCGCGCCCCGCGCCGTCGCGAAGGTCACGCGGAACGTGCCGAACACCTCCGCGGGGCGGGCGCTGTACAACCCGCACGCGCTGGGGAACCACCTGGAAGGGATCTTCGACAACGCCGGGGAGCTGTTCCAGGCGTTCTACGGGCCGCCGCGGGTCCAGGCGAAGCTGGCGGCCAAGCGGCAGAAGTACACCGACATCCAGAACAGCTTCGGCTCCGAGGTCCCGGACGCGGGCGGGTTCCTGATCCCGGAAATCCTCCGCAGCGAGCTGCTGTCGGTGGCGCTGGAGACCGCGGTCGTGCGGCCCCGGGCGACGGTCATCCCGATGGACTCCTTGCGGGTGCCCATCCCGATGATCGACGACACCAGCCACGTCTCCAACGTGTTCGGTGGCGTGCAGTGGTACTGGACCGAGGAAGCCGCGGCCCTCACCGAGAGCCAGGCCACGTTCGGCCGGGTCGTGCTCGACGCGAAGAAGCTGACCGCCTACGCCGCGGTGCCGAACGAGCTGATGCAGGACGCCCCGGCGTTCTCCGGGTTCCTGGAGGCCAAGTTCCCGCAGGCCATCGCCTACGGCGAGGACGTCGGTTTCATCACCGGGACCGGGGCGGGTGAGCCGACCGGGTTCATCAACTGCAGCGCGTCGGTGAACGTGTCGAAGCAGTCCGGGCAGGCGGCGAACACGATCCTCTGGGAGAACATCGTCGGGATGTACGCCCGGATGCTGCCGACCAGCCTGGGCCGGGCCTGCTGGATCGCCAGCATCGACACCTTCCCCGAACTGGCCACTATGGCGCTGGCGGTCGGCACGGGCGGCGGGCCGGTCTGGATCGGCTCGGGTTACGACCCGGGCAACACCGGCGCTTCGCTGCCACCCACGACGATCCTGGGCCGCCCGGTGATCTTCACCGAGAAGACGAACAAGCTGTCCACCGCGGGTGACATCAACTTCGTTGACCTGTCGTACTACCTGATCGGTGACCGGATGGCCATGCAGTCGATGGTGTCCGAGCACTACCTGTTCGCCAACGACAAGATCGCGTTCCGCATCATCGAGCGCGTGGACGGCCAGCCGTGGCTCCAGTCGGCGATCACCCCGCACAACAACAGCTCCTCGACCCTTACCCCGTTCGTCCAGCTCGCCAACCGGTGAGCCGACGGCCCCGGCCAGGCATTGACACCCCTGGCCGGGGTCTGGCAGCCAGGCAGTGGCGCCCCTGGTGAAGCACCCAGCCGGAAGGGCACGACATGGCAGGAATGGAAGGGCTCGGGCGCGTCTTCAACGTTGTCCCGGCCGCGAACGGCCTGTATATCAGCATGGAAACCTGCTCGGCGATCTCGTTCGTCTGCACCAGCGCGGGCAGCGACAGCTTCAACTTCGCCGAGGCCAAGGACTCCGCGGGGACCGGCGTGCAGGACATCTCCCCGCTGATCACCCACTACTACGACGCGGCCGACACGGACGGCTCGGTGGCGTGGACGAAGACCACCCAGGCCGCGGCGGACGAGACCGGGACCATCACCACCGGGCACTGCGCCGTTGTCACGATCCACACGTCGTACCTGGACGACGGGTTCGACTACGTGTCCTGCACCGCGTCGAGCAGCGGCACGGTCATCGCGATCCTGCATGACCTGATCGTGCAGCGGACGCCCGCCAACCTCGCATTGCCGGGGGAGTGACCTGACGTGAGCGTGATCGTTCAGGGTTACCAGCTGCGCGAGCTGCTGCTCGGCACGCTGGTCAACAAGTCGTGGACGCTGCCCGCGTCGGCGACGACCAACACGCTGTACACGGTGGCGGGCGGCGCGGTGCTGGTCACCGGGCTGGTCGGCCAGGTGACGACGCTGATCGGCTCGACGGCCACCACCGTGGCGGTCGGCGCCGCGCCGACCGTCGGGACGCTCGACACCGACGGCATCGCGACCGCGACCGCGGTGACCAGCGCGGAGAAGGGCACCTGGATTGGCGTCCAGGCCAGCTC